CATGGGGTGATCCACGCGCCAGCGCGTCGCTTGGCCCACGCGAGGGCAATCACCGAAGCGACGCCAACCGTGGTTCCAACGATGGCATGGGAATGCCATGGTGCGGAAAAACGATTTTCCGCGTGCCTAGCTGAAGAAAGACTCACCTCTGAAGCAGAGTGAGCCTCACGCAGTCGTGAAACCGCAAGAGAATCCCAGTGTCGTCCGTGGTAAACCGCGGCCAACACCGTTCCATGCATCAACGACTTAAAAGTCGCAGGTGCACGGAAGCGGAGCTCTTTCAACCAAACACTCTCGTTGAAGTCTTTTTCAACGAGAACTTGAGCCATGTCCAGAAGCTGACCGTTGGGAATTTTCCTACGGAGCTTCGGACCGATCTTCAAAAACGACTCGACAACCACGCTCACTGTCTCTTTCGAATAAACGGGAATTACTCCGAACCAGTGGGCAGTCGTGTCAAGTTCCATTTCCACACAACCACCTTGCGGTGGAGTAATGGATGGTAGAACGATTGCGTTCGGCCGGGAACGTGCAAGTCGTACAATTCGGTACGGACCAACACATGCTACGGGCGAAATGTCAACGCCTTGAAAAGAACGCTGACACAACCATTCGGGCCATGGGTGCGGGGCATATTCACCGGACAGACGGTCCGGCGAAGAGACAATAAACCCTGCATCGTTTTTGTAAAACACTTGTTCTATGATCATTTGCTTCTCGGAAACAAGGGGCTCATCAGCCCCAGCCATCCCGTGGAAAAAACGACCAATCCAGTAGCATCGGCCAGTGGACGTTAGGTCAATGACTTCTTTAGCGAATTCAGGGGAGAAAACACTATCAAAAGTCTGCCCGGACTGATAAATGTCGACAAGAATGCTGACATCATAGTCGCCATGGTTTTCTCCGGAACGAACGTTGACGCCACGAGAGGCGTCCCCCGACACCGCAGTGTCGGGGCCCGAAAACCATGTTATGCTCATGTTGCGGCTGCTAGAAAACCGTCCTGTCTCAGAACGAAGTTTCCCAAACGGGCCAGACACGCGGGGGTTGTATTTGAGGGTGCGAGCACTCCCAAACACATCCCAACCACGCATCTGCGTTTTCCCGCGGCTCTCCTTCAAGAGAACCTGCATGACAGCCGCCTCACGACAAGCGGCACTCAACGCATGTGGGTTTGTCAAACCCTGCGGAATTGAGTGGACCTGGACGCCAAGGCGAGCCAGAGGCTCAAAGACACGCTCATCACATTCAGACACGCCAACCTTACGTGCCTGAACCCAATCAGATATGTCCTCGAAAACAAGTGCAGATGAATGCGCTGCACGCGCGTCCGACGACGGTGAACCAGAACGCTGGCGATCACCGTCGGCCGCCCCAGAACGCTGGTGGCGGTCGCGATTACGGAATGCATGAACTTTGCTCTCTAACGGAGTAGCCTTAAGTGAAGCGCCATTTGAATTGCTCTCTAACGGAGTAGCGGGGATAGCACTGTGTT